CACGATGTTACTGTTGTGGGTAACGAAAACCGTTAGCTTCTTGTCCCTCAGTTCCCTATCGAAGAACTCAAAGGTTCTGTTCTCCAGGTCGTCCAAGGCTTCCCCATCTGGAATTTTGCTCTTTGGATGGTCTATAAAATAATCAAGGAGTTCTGCATAGTCTTCCTTGTCTTTTCCTCCCATGAATCCTAGGTCAAAACTGATGAGACCTCGGTCCTGCGTAGCATCAAGACCATACTCCTCAGCAACTGCATCAGCGGTTTGAACAGACCGCTTCAAAGGAGAACTAATCACCCTCTCCACCTTTATATCTTCACCCCGCATTGCCTCAGCTGCTTCTTTTGCCTGAGATTTACCTTTTTCAGAGAGGTCTGGGTCCAACCTACTACGAAAACATTTCTTAACGTTGAGGGTAGTTTGGCCATGTCGAAGTACGATGTGCGCTAACTTCTTTTCTGCCATACTACCCTCCGTTTCTTACCGTCTTAATTGCCTTGGTTGTTCTCCACCCTGAGGCGCAGGAGCAGGTTTCTGTTCCTTAAGAGCCTCGGGGATGGCCTTTTTCTGCACGGCTTGATTAAGTTGATCAGCGGAATGCTGAGCAAAATCTTGGGTCGTACCTTTGATCCCCGCCTTAGCAAGAGCTTGGATCGCCACATTGGGTGGCATCTTACTTATGTCGATGCTGATGCTCTCCGAAGGTGGTTTCTGCGGTGGAGGAGGTGCATTGGCTATGGCAATCTTCTTAGCCATAGCTGTGTGCGCCGACCAGTGCAGATGCATATTTTGGTATGCAGCCCTTTGCTCAGGTGTCCCGTATTTGAATTTCTGTCCCTCGCTACCGTTCAACCAATCTAAGCATTCCATCGCTTCAATCGGATGTAACTCACTTTCATCCTGTGCAACAGGCACAGTGCTAACCATAGGTGGCAAAGTTTTCATTTGCTGAGTTAACTGCGCCACTGCTGCCAATTCCTTGGGGTCAGGTGGCATACCTGCTGCTAGCTTCGGACCCATCTCATCAGCTGCCTGAGATAGAAGTTGCTGAATTTTCAGCACCTGAGGGTTAGGCATAGGCCCAGACCTTAGCAACAGCTCCATCTCCATTTTCTGTTTGGTGATAGATGATGCTCCTGGTACTTTAAATGCCTTCATACGTATTCCGTCTTGAAGTGCAGGGAGATTAGCAGGAGACAACAACCACTGCGACAAAGCAGGATTAGACGCACTAGCGTCAATCATCTTAATGAGTTTGGCTTCACGCTGGTTCCAACTCTCGGGAAATGCTGGGTTAGACTCAGGATAACAGGTCACGTTACCCGCAAGGTTTGTAGTATTCACTGAAACTACACCCTTGCCAGGAATACTTTGGACTACCTTCTTTCCATCTCTGCAATCTGCCGCACAACCTACCGCTTGTCTAGAACATTCTGCGATCAGATACTGAATGCTGTTCCATGGGCAACCTATGCGTTGCAAAGCTTGGTCCATTTGAAGAACAGCGTTGCCTACCGTGTTTTCACCTGTGGCTGCTCCGAACATCGAAGGGAGCGCCCCAGTTATTTCTTCGGACAGCGTAGTAATGAACCACTTGATGAAATCGGCCAACGAGCCCTGGGGTTGTGGCGTAGGTTCAACCATTATGTACTGATCTGCCGTGGTTAGCCCAGGTTGCGGTTCGAAACCTCCGGTGCTCCCAGGGACATTGGTTTGACTTTTTATGGCTTCTAGATCAAAAGCCTCTGCATTCATCCATTTCTTTGGAATCGTACGCTTGAAGAAGTCGTCCTGCAAGTCCACCCAATCGTTAATTCTCTTTTGGATGGAGATCATAGCGCTGCCTATTGCCCTGCGATTCTGGCCTTTACCAGAAAATGCGTGCGCAATAGCAAGGTGCTTATCCATGCTCTCATTACGAGAGAATGCGTAGTTAGCCCCGGCCTTAACCAGCAAACAACCGTTCGGAAATGCTTCAAAAAGCTCTGCACGTACATCGTCACTTATTTTTTCCGACATAAACATCGAAGGACGAAACCATGAGTGCTTGACTATGGTGTGATTCTGTAAAGAATCTCCGGTGACGTAGGCTCCTAAAACTGCCTGCCGAGTGTTCTCTCTTGCGATCCTGTCCAGCTCTACTTCTGATTGCCCATCTGATCCTGGCTTGATCTTATCTGCGATCCACGGAAACTTTGCTTTCACAATGACGACGTCCAAGTCCTCATACAGCTGAACAAACTGCATATCACTGAGGTTGTCCACAGCTATGGGACACTTGTGATCGAGCTTTCCGTGAAGCGTAGTTACTTCTCTTCCTCTGGCCTTCTTTGCGGAATTAGTTTGTACTGGAGACTCTGTTTGTTCTCGAAATTCGTCTAAGCCCTCTTGCCCAGTAGCTTCATCGTCAGGAGGATTAAGTAGGTCCTCCGGCACAACCGGGGCTTCATCTCCTTCATCGCCCTCAAAACCATAGAGCTGACCATTCAATTCGTAGCGTGTCCACGCTAAAACTCGGTCCTCATTCCAAAAAATACGTGCACAACTGTTCACTAAGGAGTGGAGGTTGTTGTTTCTAGCCCAGATTTCCTTAAATTTCTCAGCTTCCTCTGCTGCCACAATGTCTGGGCCGTAATTTGGGTTTGCAGCGAAGAACTCAACCTTAGGTACCTCTCGGGAGAGCGCAGCTACAATAATGTCCCCCTTGGCCCCGTACACGTTCGTATCGTAAATCGTGTTGTTATTCTGTTGTGATGCTGGGCCGAACCCTGAGGCTTGCCCAGGGAGAATCCAGCCACCTTGCTTACCTCGGAGTAAGTGCTGATAACCGCGATCAAAATGCAGACTTTCCCAGGTTTGTTCTACTTCAAAACGTCTCGCGGCCACATCGGTTTTCGTGGCCAGCAAATCCAGCTGCATAAGTGCGGCCTGAGCATTCTCAGATAAATCCGCGAAAGGCTCTGAAGAATAATCGAAGGGAGCGTACCAACCTAGGGGGCTAGAATTTGGGTCCTCAGGCTGATCGTACGGAAGAGAGTGGTTTGCTGGCGCAGTAATGTCGTCACTACTTGCGATCTTATCCAGATTTTCTTGCGCCATTTGTTACTCTCCTTAAAATTCTTTGCAACGTTGTAGGTCTACCCAAGTAATCTGCTATGGTGGCGTCCGCGTGAAACGCGATGAGACCACAGGCCAACACTTTTGATGCTTTGGTCCTATGGTTACGTAATTCGTAACATCCCACAAGTGCTATTAAGCAGTGCCAAGCAGCCTTGATAAATTTTTCACTCATAGCCACACCCACCCGCAGGTAAAACACACCGTGTGATCGCTCAGGTGTTTCTTGTACAGAACCCGTTGACATCTAGGACAACAGCGCATCCACATTTGGACACCTTAGGTTTTCTTGGCGTACGCGAACTTACGTTTCTTCTCGGGCAAATGCTTGAAGTCTGTTGACTTATCCCATTCTCCTACATTTACCCCTTGTTTACTCAACTCTTTTTCGTTTGCGTGGAAATACCGCTGTTGCGCTTTGCTTGCGTAGGGCATACCTTAGGTTCTCCTTAGGCCAGATCGGGCATTTCATACCCGCGCTCTTCGGATTCTGCACCCTGTTGATCGGGATGTTCACGCTTCTTCACATCAGAAGCCTGTTCAGTCCCACCCGCTTCCAACGCAAGTTGCTCAGCGCTGTCATGCGCTTCCTTAGCACTCCCATGCTCTGTGGCTGAGGAACTTCCATCTTCCCTTGTAGAAGTGACCGAATGTTTCTTGCCTTCATGATCGTGCACGATGTGAAAATCCACTACAGGGCTATGCGATCCCCCTGTAACAGTCTTCTCATCCTTCTCTTCCCCATGGTGCACAGGGGTGGCTTCCACTTTGGGCTGTGCTTCATCGTGGTATGAGTCAAATCTCTTACCGCGAAAAGCTGACCCGAATTTACGTCCAGGCTCCGTCTTTGATTCGTACATAGATTCTCCTTAGGCCAATCTCGGCATAGCGAAGCCGTCTGATTCTGGTGCCTCTGGCATACCCTCAGGTTCTTCCGTAGGTTGGTCCCCAGCTCCACCAGCTAGCGCACTTGCAAACTTGTGGGCATCCCCCGCACTTTTGTGGGTGCTCTGATGAACGTGCCCAGACTTGTGCGTACTCGTGACGCTGTGCTTCCCAGCTTTGTGGTCGTGTGCAATATGGACCGTCGTTGCCGGACCATGCTCCTGCGCCACTTGCGTAGCCGCGTGGGTTCCTGTTTCCTCGTTCTCAATATTCGATGCGCCAACCTGTGCAGTAGGTGCCTTAGGCCCAGGGTCACCCTGGTTCATTATTTCTTTACCCATCTGTGAACTTTTTCCAGTGGGCTCAGACTTTGCTGCTTCTGCATCCCTACGCTTTGCAACGAATGCCGACCCACTTTTACGACCGTCTTTACTGAAAAATCCCATGTTAATCTCCTCGGCCTCGGGCCGTAAACTTAGTCACAGGGGCAACCGCAATCCCCACTCATAATCTTTTCTAACCTAGCAAACATCTCAGGTTTACTCGTCGCCACAAACTCTTTACTAGAGCAAGACGAAGGATACCACCCAGCTTTTGCACCTAGAGTCTTTTTATTCTCGAAGTACACGCTGATTTTGTACCCATTCTCCGCTTTGTTGACGGAGAACGACTGAAACTCACCGCATTTGCATTTCTTTTCCTTTTTCTCTGCCACAAGGGCCTCCTTATGCGGTGGTTTCCGCAGGTTTCTCTTTTTCTGCCTCTAATTCTCTACGCATTTGCTCTTCGTGCTCTTCCTGCACAACCTGCCAACGACTTTTCGTAGGAGGAATGCTCGTGAAGTTGAATTTGGGACTCGGAGGCTTTGGTTTTTGATAAGCAATGACCTCGGCACCCATACGTGAGCTGTGAGACATCACCGTGTTTTCATAGATCACGATTTTGGAGTTCAGCATAGCCTTTTCTTCGCGCAACGCTGCGATTAGGTGATCACGGTCCTGCAAAGTCCTATCGTGGTCCTGCCTAAGGATCGCAATTTCATTCTCAAGGTGCTCCACATACCTACTGCCGAACAATTCCTTGAAGAACTGACGTATTCTAGCTCCGAACGTCTCTGTGTATTCGAACATCTGAGTCTCCTAAACCTTTCCCATCCAAACGGGCTGTTCTTTTTGCAAAAAAGGAACGCTGGTGTTGTGCCTCTCTTTGTCAGCTAGCATCTTCTGACGATAGAACCAAGATGCAAGAGGGTCAAGCTCTCGGGCGTGTTCTTCAATGCTCATTAACTCTGGCTTACGCTTTGACTTGTGCGACCCATAAATACCGTACCTAAAGGCGTCATAAGCATCGTCGCCTTGTGTGTTTACCTTTAGTACGTCGTCGGGAAAATCAGGGTCAACCATCAAAGATGGAAAAGCATTTATAATTCCTGTACAACTGCTCAGCACAACCAGCTCACCATTGCGCAGCAAGTTGTAAATCATAGAAGCACCGGCAACTCTATCTCCTGCTGCTGCTGCTGCTCTGGTTACTCTGGGAAGCCCTAGCTCCATCAACTCTCTTGAATATTCATCAGCAGGAGAGTGTGCACTTACCTGTTTCGAAAACTTTTCATGAGAGAAGTATATTGCCTTAGGAATTACAGGGGTCCCGTCAGGGAGCTTGCACATGTGCTTGAAAATTGCTGCCCACTCTTTGTGGGTTTTTCCTCCGACTGACATGGATTCTTTAAAGCACACAGTTTTTGTTTTGTAATCTTTTCCTACACCTGCTCTTACCAATGCTTTGGTGAATAGGTAGGCTGCGTTGCTATGGGAACCCATCGCCCAGTCTTGACTGCCCCAGACGACGTTCCACGGCTGCCAAATGATAGCCTCTGGGTCTTCACGTAAATCAATCACATGCTCATAAGGGTCCCAGCACGAAAAGTACTGACCCTCTGCTACGCCATCAAGTTCCAAAAGCTTTTTATCGCGCTGAGCCTTAGGCAGACTGTTCATACGTGCTATGAACCCTGGGTCCCTTTTCAGAAACTCAGGATTGTCCATCGCAGTAGAACGTTGGTATGCGTAGAGCTGAGGATCGTAGATATTGTACCACTCCCCAGCGGAGTTTACCCACCATGCACCGTTGTCGTCACGCTTAGCCCCCTCGGGTTTTTCGAAAGGTTCCTTCTGCACGAACAGCGTACGATAGTATTCGTAATAAGGCCCAAGCGGATTAGTGCAACCACAAATAAATGGGATCGGCAAGTGCCCGTGCGCATTAGGCACGCAAGCAGCATTGACGATGTTACGTGAGTACAACATACCCCAAGCTTCTGAAGAAAATTGGCCACACTCGTCTACTCTACTTTGTTACACGCTTAGCGTGGTGCAGTCATTTCTGCTGCACTCATACAGTTTTCATTCCTGTATAGTACGGACTATTGCATGCGTTACGCCTTTTAGCGTTACGCCCCTCTCGCTTAGTCTCTCACGGTCCCTTGCGGGTTCCGCCTCGTTGGCATTTCAGCGTTCGAGTCAATCAGAGAAGGTTCTCACCAATTACTTAGTGACCCAATTTTGTTTAGGATTGCGGGGTAAGCACTTCCAAGATATTGCTCAATATCTCGCATTTTATTATTCGCGCAGTGACCAAAAACAATACGCGAACCATTCATGAATGTCAGCACGTGTTTAGTTTGGTCGTATTTAAAAAGCTCAGGAGGAAGGAATGTAAGTGCGTCCTTAATCGCTCCCGATTCCAGCTCTTTGAACGTTCTCCTAAGTACAAGTGCGTCACAGTTGTCATAAGCCAGAGAAAAATTCTGGACTATATACATGAGCCATCCTACAGTTTTTCCACTTCGGAAACCCCCGACACTCAAGCACTGTGGAGCGACAGGCATTACATAAGGCACCCCATCGCGTGTTCGTATTTCTAACAATTCCGTTTGCTTAGGTTGAAGCTGAAAAATCTTAGTAAAATCTAAGGTGCCATCAGCATTTAGATAGGGAGGTCTCTCTTTTTCAAGCTGTATTTTCTTGCGAGGCATTCTGAGCCCTTTCTATTGCCCCTTCTAAAGAGGCATAGTGTCCAAAGTATCTTCTTTTTCCATTTATGTTTAATCTGACTTTCCACTTGTTGACTTGTCTATCCCACTGAACTCCTCGGCAACCTGATTCCCCTACCCTTTGGGACGCTTTCATCTTCTTAAGAGTTTCTTCAGAGTAGCTTCTTCGTCTGTTTGATTCCGCTATTTTTTCCTTTGTTTCTGCCGAGTGCCTTCTTCCTTTTTGTGCAAGACTCATATTGAGCAGCGCCTGTG